ATGAAGCAGTTGTCTTCGTGTAACGAAGCTTCATGTACACAGCGCACAGCCCATTGGCGTGATCGTTCTAGACGACATCCAACACATTGGCCACAAGGAATAGTAAGAGGGCGATCAACCCATCCATAAGTAGGGTTGAAGACAATAGTTTTTCCATCTGCTCGACTCCTATATCCTTGCATTGGGTGATAGCAAGGCATTTTATTAGTTAAAGTCGGATACCGCCGCGCATAGGTTTACCGCGACCGTTTTTTTTATGTACAGATGAGGCAGTTTTAGTAAAGCTTTTTTTTGATTTTTTGTAGTTAAGTTTTTTTCTTTTAAACATTTGTATTCTCCAAGAGTTTAATTATTTTTTTATTTAGGACAGTTGTCCATTTATCAAGGTTTTTAATTAGCCAAGGAATTAAAAGTGATTTCAGAAGATATCTAAGAGCAGTTTTTAATAGAATTGGCATAGTTAATTTTTGATTTTTTTTAGTGTTTTTTTAGGACATCCACCATGTAGAGGTGTCAGTCCGCACAGTTACATCAAGTGAGTAACTGTGCCGGCCTGTCTCCAGACCGTTGTTTTAAAGGGATATAGACGTTTTAACGTCAGCATTTCCCTGCGGGGCATTTTCGCCACTTTGTGGCTGTTCAAAACCTTCGGTTTTGGGTTCGCTTTGGCTCACAATTGGTTCAGGAATTGGGCGTTGTTTTAAGCCCATTTCATACATAGCATTATTGTTGTTTTCATCATCCATAAAGGAGATGAATTTTTGAGGTTCGTTATCGAATTGATTACGGATTTCACTAGGCAAGCCTTCGAACATAGAGTTGGCATTCGCCACAGTATTTAGCATTGTTTGATAATCCAGACCAGTAAGATCTTCGTAGCGAGCCTCGAAGTCATTTACATGGTTTAAGACGCCCGTACGGTCGTATTTAGCGATTATTTTATTAATGTCGCATTCATCCCTATGACATTGCTCTACTCGAGCGTCTAGGGTAGTTAGTGTTACTTTTTGTTTTTCGCCATAAGCAGAGCGAATTAGAGTTTTATTTTTCATAGTTTTCCTTATTGATATTTATTATTTTTACGCAATAGTTTTTGTATGCGTTGTTCAGCAGCAGGAGTAGTTTTTTCATAATCTTTTAATTTAAAATTACTTTTTTGATTATTTTTATTATTACGCTCAGCTTGTTTAGCGCTTGAGGGTTTAGGATTTATTAAGACATTGACAGTATCACGAAGTTTATTATAAGCATCGGTACCACCGGTTTTAGCAAGTTGTCCACCTTCGATTTGATCAGTTTGAGCGTCAATGTTTTCTTTGGTAGATTGCATATTTTGTAGCTCTTGTTTTAAACGTTGAGAAGCAAGAGCAGAATTTACGGGATTTTCCACATCAGGAACCTTACCCGTAGCAGTAGAAGCACCAGAACCACCGGTTCCAGAGAGAATAGGATTAAGACCTGCAGCACGCAGATCTTTTACCTCTCTTTGGTGAGCGGTAGAGGATTGTTTAGCCTCGAAGTCCATAGCTTCTCGAGCACGTTTTTCTTTAGAACGATTGGTAAGCATAGTAGCACCAGCACCAATTATTGCAGCAGTTATAGGCATTATCTTTCCATAGTTAATTTATACATATCGTCAGCGATTTTTGCACATTGTTCAAGAGTTAGGCGTTCATTACCAGGGTTAGCCGGGTGATATTGAAACCCGGTTATAGTAGCAAAGTAGAGTTGCCATGTAGCATCCATTACAATTTGTCAAGTCCTGGTACAGAGTAAGTAGGCATAGGGCGCGCAGATTTCATTCTCATATATGAATCGAAGATGAAGTGAGGTTCAGAGGGTACTGCAACCACACGATCAAGAGGAGGATTTTCTTCGATAAAGTCAGAGCCAAGAGTCGGAAGACTTGCGAATTCTTGGGATAGATGCCATGCATCAAGGCTCTGCGCGTCATTTGAACGGAATTTACCCGTAATTTTTGAGGGCTTGTATCTATATTCAGCCCAGCGTTCTTGGTAGCCGAAGATGTCATCATCAGCGGCAGTACCGTCAGCATAGATTTCTTTGTTTAATACGGCTTGTTCACCGATATTAGCAAGTGAAGGCCAGAAGAAGTCATAGCGAGTAGAACGAGAGAACATGCGATCAAGACCTTGTTGATATGTTAGGTCAGCACGTACGGAAACAAGTCCGATTAGTATGCAGTGTTCAGTAAAGGATTTTGTAAAGCCATGTCCATTTAAGGTAGAAGTTGCCATAGCAGCAAGGTTACCTTGAGGAGAAGTAGCATCTGTTGAAGATGTTTGTTCGATAGGAGTTACGATGATTGGAGATGAGCCGCCGCCAAGATATTCTGGACGTTGTAAGCGGGCATCGGGAGAAGTTACACCAAAGTGTCCTTTGATGATTTCAGTATAGCGAGAGCCAGCTCTAGCAGTTTTTTCTAGTAAGTGTTGAATAGCAAAGCTTTCACGTAGTTGGTTGATTGTTGCAGCAGTTGCAGAAGTTAAATCAGCATACATATTTTGATATTCTGCATTAGGCAAATTAAATCCATTTGATGCCAATGTTGAACTGTAATTTAATACTCCATGACCAGAAGCTTGGAAAGCAGCAGCATATTTGTCTTCAGGTAATCCATCAGTAAATGAATCCCATTTGACATACGCTTTCTCTCCTAAAGGTAAATTTACGGCATCGCCTTTTTGTGGCCACGGTAGACATGAAGTAAAGTAATCATGACGTTTTCCACGTCTTTGAATTACATAGTCAGTTGGTGAGTCTGGGCCATCAGATGTAGAAGTAGTTATAGAGTCTTGTAAGTTTTCATCACGATACCATTCGTTAAAGATCAAATTATAGGCACGATGCCATAGAGATGAATGTTCAAGTCCTGCGACTTGAGTAGGGATTCCGAAGTAATCGGATAATGACTCATTGTCATAGCCTCCGGCAGGAGAGGTCATTGTTGGAATTGTGTAGTCGATTGAATCGCCTGGGTTGGTTTGTTCACCATTGAATTTTTTCCAATTGTCCCATAGTAGACGCACTGGAACAGCAAAGAAATGCGTGTCCATAAATGCGTTGTCCATTACAGGGAAGATTGGAGTTGCCATACGGGCAAAGCCCGTCATGTTTAGGTTGACTGTGTCACCAGGTAGGATTTCGTCCACGAGAATAGGGACGAGTTTTCCGGCATCGAATGTAGTTTTGAAGCCGTGAGATCTATCGAAAGAAGATCGTTGTATATTAGCGTGAGGTACTTCGCTAAATTGATGTTTCATTACAGATTGCATAGTATTTTCCGTTAGTTAGAAAGGTATTTCATCGAAGTCTATGTCATTTTTTGCAGTTATAGAGATTCGATATTTTGGAGCGTTATTAGTCGAGGTTTTGTTTTCCCACATAGATATGAAGTATTCTTGACCATCGACGTCAAGTTTTCCAGTTAGATTAGGGTGTTTAGATGATGGCGTTTCACGTTGCCATACAGCACCCTTGTTTTTATTATCATATTCCATCATTCCTCCGGATGATATAAGTGAATATATTGCGTTAAGTATAACGCTTTTTCTTGATCGTCATTTTCTTGCGAAAATAACAGATCTTTAATTTTATTCAGTAATTGTTTCATTACTTATGAACTCCACACCATTACCAAGAGATTTTTTATTGAGTTCTAAGAACTCGGCAGTGTTGTCGTTCCACTCGCCAAGCTCGAACAAAGTATAGTCAGAAGGATGTTTAGAGATTTGTGAATTATCGTCATTTACCATATCGCCAAATTGACGAATAGCCATAGACGTTTGTGGTAGATAGAACGGAGGGAAGTACGCTTCCGCTTTGTTGTCGAAGATTGTAAAGATTTTATGTTGCATTGTTAGACCTCCTAGATTGATCTTATTAGTTTATTTAATTGAGCATTTTTTACTTGCTCTTTTACTGCGAGCCTTTCCGCAGTATTATCTTTTGCATGCTTTTGCATGTTTTTCATCCTTTGCATTTTGATTTTTTCCATTTCATTAGGCATTAGATGTTCATACATCTTATCATAGAATTTAGGGGGGCGAAAGGTTTTTTCGCGTAAGTGAATATTATCAGACGGATATACATCGTCTTTGTATTTGTCGAACCATCCGGCAGCTATGCCAGGACGGCGAGACATTGTGTTGTACTCAGGCACAAGACTATATATTTCACCAGTATTAGAATCAACACGTTCGTAATGATTCTTAGCGTTCTTTCCATTCACTTTTTTCATTACATACCTGGCGACATAAGCCGCCGATTCGAATGTTACTGTTCCGATTGTTGAGAAACCAAACGGCCAGAGTTTTTCGAGTTTTTCAGAGG